AGCGATCTGGTACTTTATCAATCTCAGATATGACCGATCTTTATATCCAGTGTCAAGCATACACACCTGGTGGTGGATCACCAAACCTTATTATCTCTTCTGCTGAAACTTACAGAGATTACAAGGCACTTCTTTTTGCTAACGAACGCTTTATGGCTGAAAGCCAGCTTGATGGTGGACGTTTGGCATTGATGTTCCACGGTGCTCGTATGTACTACGATCCGTTCCTTGACAGTGTCACTGACGGTACTAATGACATTCGTGCTTACTTCTTAAACACAGATCACTTGAAACTAGCTTTCGACTCTGATGCACAGTTCGAAATGGAAGATTTTGAGCATATCTCCGGATACGCTTCAAGAGCTGCCAATATTTGTACTCGTCTTCAAATGTACGTTCAGCATCTTGGTTCTCAAGGCTTACTTACTAAATAATAGGGGGATATTATGGCTACAAATGATATATTACAATACTTAGAGTCGACTGACTCAGATGGTTCTGCATACTCTTCTGCTACTTCAAATAGACGACAAGTTGAAAAGTTCATCGCTGCTGGCACTATTGTGGCTGGTGATGTGGTTGCTTTCTCTTTCGCTAACGGAGATAATCCAGGGGATGCAGTACTTAATGTCGTAAAATCAACAGCAGACAAGCACTGTGTTGGGGTTGCCTTGACAGGTGCTTCTTCTGGTGACTTGATTGATGTTTGTATCAGCGGTGTCGTTGAAGCAAAAGTTGATGGTAAAAACAATGCTGGTAATGCTGGTATCTCATCTGGTGACTTCTTGTCACAAGGTGATGTTGCTGGTACATTTTACAAGTTTACTGTTGGTACCGATGCTGGAGTTGATGCGATTGCTGTTGATGATAAAACATCAGCCGCTTCTGAGGCTGCTGCTATCAAGACAGTTATTCTGATCAAGAAGTTCTAAGCATTACTTGAATACCTTGCGCCCAGGGTTAAGGGCACTTTCTATGTGAATGATCTTACGATTTTCATTTAGATCTCCTTGAAATAAAACAGTTGGCCCTGCCTCTTCTGGGGCAGGGTTTTTTCAAATAAACAAGAGGAACAAATGAACTTAAAAGAAATGAGAACAATGGTTGCCAGCATTTTGGATTATGATCCTGATGTTCAATCATATCGAGATGAGATCACACGCTTTATCAACGAGAGTTATCGTAACTGGTTTACTAGTCGACCATATGAGTTTTCACAAAAGACAGTAGATGTCTATACAATGCCAGATAGTGAGATACCAAACACTTCAACTATCCAAGGCTCAAACTCACAGATTAGAAACTACATCGAAGCCAATGCCGCTCTATCTTCAACAGACAGTACCGGTGCTGGTTTTGTTCAGCGTTTTACGACAACAAATGAAGGGTCAATAATCCAAATATCAAATGATGATGAAACATCAAACAACGGTACATACATTATTGACAAGATAGATTTTGGTGACAACAGATTTTATGTATCAAAGATGAGTTCTACACCACAAGTAGATTGGGCAGGAACAGCATCATCAGTGGTCAGTGGATCCGTACAACAAAGATATATTACACTACCAAATGACTGTGTCGATATACTTGGTGTTCAAATACGAAACATCAATGAAACAGCAGATGGTACTAACGCTCTTGGTAAAATATACAATCTCACTAGACGCAGAGATGAAGAACTAAATCTTCGTTTCGACCTTGTTGGTACACCACAAGAATACATTGTATATGACGGTTATCCAGAACACACAATCGATATCGATCAGTTTGTACCAAGAAGTGGTAAAGATTTCAATGTCGATGAAAGTGCAAATACACCTGGTTGGCCACAAGGAACCTACGAGTTCAAGATGTCATATGTTTGGCGTGGTGTAGAAAGTCAGTTATCTGATGCACAACAACTTAAAATCACAACATCAAACAAGATACCACGCTTCAATGTAAATGATACAACAAAGCAAGGCTTCAAAGGTTTACGAA